ACTATTAGTTGTAATAGCACCAGTAAATGCTGCGCCACTTAAACTAGCTTTAGCGTCATATAATGCGTCAGCTGCAGCTTTAGTATAATGATTTGCTATCTCAAAGTTACCAAAAGCATATACGTTAAGTTCGTCATTTACAGCAGCACCTGAATTCAATGTTACTTTAGAAGTAGTTACTGTATAATCTGCGGTAACTTCCAATACTACACCGTTAAGTGTAACTATCTCTGCGCCTACAACAATTGCTAATGTATCACCACCAGCATCCGCTCCAGTAAATTCTGTTTGATTAGCTGTAGCAGTAAATACAAATCTCTCCATTGTGGCTAGAGTTGCACTTGAAGTATTAACCCAACCAGAAGCTGTATTAACTTTCATTACTGCAGCGGTGGAATCAAAATAGAGAGCTCCCACAACTAATGAGTTTCCATCATTGTCTACAGTAGGGGCACTTGATTTCGATCCTAAATATCTATCGTCAAAATTATCATATGTTGCTGCTGCACTGGCTGCATTGGCTGCTGAGGATACCACGTCTGCTGCTGTTGCAACTGCATCTGCTGCTGTCAATGTAGCTTTAGCTGATGCTGTAGTAGCACTTGCAGCTGCTTCAGTAGCCTTAGTTGAGGCTGTAGTAGCACTTGCTGCTGCTTCAGTTGCTTTAGTAGAAGCTGTAGTTGCATGAGTTCCTGCTGCATTAATATTAGTTGCATTAGAAACTGCTGCATTAATATTAGTAGCGTTACCTGCAACACTTGTTACATTGCTTGCAATACCTGCAACACTTGTTACGTTTGCTTTAATATCCTCTACTGCTGCAATATCACTTGATATACCTGCTACTGTTGTAACATCACTAGATATTCCTGCTACTGTAGTTACATTAGCTTGAATGCCAGATACAGTATTAATTTTTGTTTGGTCAGATGATGTTGGAGTAGTCCTATTCCATGTAGTGTTGCCTAGGTCGTACACCATCATTACGTTGTTGCTAGTATTAAAATACAAAGCGCCATCTACTAAAGTATTAGAATCGTTATCTGTTGTTGGATCAGAACTTTTAGTTCCTAAGTATCTATCATCAAATGCGTCATAAGAAGCTGCAGCACTTGCCGCACTTGCAGCTGCCGCTGTTGCACTTGAAGCTGCGTTTGTGCTATTAGTCTGTGTACTAGCGATCAGCTCTTCTTCGTTAGTATTATCGTAAAATGAACCTCTTGACATAATATGTCTCCTTAATTATAAGCCTTGAAAACCTTGCAAACGCATTGATGTATTAGCACCTTTTAACTCTGCGTTGTTAGCTCTCATATTTGTAGCTGTTATCTTTTCTATAAATAGACGAGTAAATTTTGCGGCATCCTCGTCATTTCCTAAATATTCTGATGCTACTGATAAAGCCCCATATAAAACCATTTCATAGTCATCTAGCAACCAACTATCTTTTTCTACATCGGCATGATTGATTGTGCAAGTTCCATATCCATTAGCGGGTGAGTAGGCAGCAAATGTAGCCCCAGCAGCGCCATTTGACTGTCTTAGCAAACTGCCACAAGTCGCACTAGTACTCCTAAAAGTTTCTCCATTAGTATATAATGAGCCTATAGCATTATCTAACTTATAATACTTAAATATGTAAGTCCCACTAGCACTAATATTACCAGAGCTATCTGTTACTACAAATATAGCACCATCTCTAGCAAAAGAGTTAGCTATAGAGTGTTTATCGGAACTATACAAATTTCTAGTGTCAGTTCTAGTTAATACAATATCGTCATTATTACTTGTGCTTGTCCATACTCCATTTGCGGCTACACACAAAGCTGAAGTGGTATTAGTTGATGGATTAACACTACATGTACCTCCACCTGTTGCTCTAATTTCAATTAATTCTAAAAAATCGGAGGGGATAATTAAGTAAGGTTCACCAGCCGCAATTGTGTAGGTTACTGACTTTTCTAATGCAGGCACTCTTAACAATTCGTATACTTTAGCCTCCCCCATCTCAATAAACTGATCTAACTGTGCATTTGTCAAGTCAGAGCGGTTTAGCCAATCTGCTACGGTTGTTCGTAGAGTAGCCTGGTTAGTTACTGCTGCCATAATTTATCTCCCTTTGGGGTTTTTAATAATATTACCCGTCAATAATTGAGGGTAGTTCTGTATAACTATGTTTCTAATCTTTCGCAGTTGTTCAGCACTATTTTGTGGATCATGTACATCTATACCAAATCTAGTTTTTATATCTACAGCTACTATATCCGGAATAATAGCAAATGATCTATAATTTTGTTTTTGATTAGCAAACATACTTTTTGCTGCTGCTCGTGATTTAGAAGCATAGTCTAAATAAGCGGATACATCTTGTGTGGCTCGGAATTCACCGTTCTTGCCATATGTATCTCTAATAAAATTATTCATTTTAATTCTCCGATTTAAAGTTAGGTACCTCTATTAAAATATACTACCTGAATACACTTTAATAGAGGCAGCCCAAAAGGGCCACCCATATTTCCAAATAAAACTTACGCCTGGATTGCGCCAATTCCAGAAATCATTCCAGATGCAAATGAGTTTCTGCACTCTAGAGTAGTTTCTTCGATCATCATAGCAGTTGTGCTATCACCCTGTACACCAACATCAGCAGTGTGCAGAGGACGCAAAGTAGCCATTGACCACCAACTTGGATCGTAAACGATAACGTCTGTAGCTCCACCAAGTCCATCACTCTTGTCTACGCTACTAGCGAGACCTTGAATGTAGTTAGGTACAACTTTTACTAAGCCAAAGTCACTTTCGTATAATTCAACAGATTGTCTGATTGAACCTTTTTCATCAACGTTACGACGAACGTTAGAAGCAGCTTGAGCTAGAGCAGAGAAATTACGCTTTTGAGTTGGAGACATCATAAGTACTGTTGCCTTACCACCTTCTTCGTAAACTCTTTGCATTACTTCGTCAACATCACTTAAAGCAAGCGAGTGAGTACCAGCAGTTGCTGCAGCACTTGTTAGGCCAGCAGCAGTACCAGCAGCAGCTGTGTGGCTGCCCCCTGCAAATCCTGGAGTACCCGCAGAAACGTTCCACGTATTATACGCAGGGATCCATGATTGGACACCACCCATTGTACGACCAGCATTCGCACCAACACCATCAGCAGCGCCAGAGCCGTTAGTTACTTGACGGGCGCCAACTAGAGCATGCTCTAAGTCGCGCTTAAGCTCAGTACCCTTCTTCTTCATTTGATACGCAAATTCCGAATTACGACCTGCCTTAGAAACACTGTCAAGAGTCTTAGAAACTTGGATGTGCTTAGTAAGGATCTGCGTGTAGTTACCAACACGAGCTGTGCTAGTACTTGCAACCGCTGATGCATCAAAGTCTGAGCCTTCAGCTTTGGCATTTGCGGCAGGTGCGGCTAACTCATCAGTTTGCCATTCATGAAAAACAGCGGTAGCCTTCTTGTTACCAATAGAAGATAAAAACGGAGTTTCATCCCTGGTAATCATAGTTATAAAAGATGCGAGGTCTTCCTTTTTACCCTTCGTATCTTCCGTTCTAAATATTGCCATTTTAAATTTTCCTATAAAATATTACAATTGTTAAGAGATAAGAAAGATTATTCGCTAAACATCCCGTCTACCAGTCCCGCTAAGAAAGAATCAGCTTGATTCTCGGTAGCGTCTCCTGATAAGACTTTATTGCGTAGCTCCTTTTCCTTCTCATTAGTTTTAGCCTTCTTGTTCACAGGCTTAGTTGCCTTAACACTTTTAGTAGGAGCTTTCTTACGCTTTTGGACCGCAACTTTCTTGCTGTCTTTTAAAGATTTATAATCATACATTAATGCAATAACTTTAGGATCTGTAACATTTGCAAACTCAGGGAAACCTAAGTCTTTTACTGCCCAATTAACTACAGATTCGTAGTTATCTTGCCAGCCTGGCAGATCTTTATCTAATGTTGCGATAGCTTGTTCTTTACTCGCCTGTAAAGCAGCTGTCTCTGCTTGAATTTTTTCCGAATTAGCTTCATCTTTAAGACGCGTAGCTTCGTTCTTCTTAGCCTCAAGCTCTTTAGCTTTATTACGACGTGCTTCTTGCCATTTGGGCAATTCAAACATATCATCATCATTAATTAGTTGTTGTATTTTACGATCATACGCCTCTAACTGTACTGCTTCGCCATCAATTTGATTAGCAAGCAATTCAGCATTTTGCGATTTAAGCGTAGTAGCTTCTTCTGCAAGTGCCTTAGCTTCTTTAAGCTGTGCACTGGCTTCAATGGATTTCTTGTTAGAGCTTTGGGCAGTCTGATAACCTTTGATAAGTTCAGCCATAGGGACAGTATACTCTTCACCATCAACTTTAACTGGTACTTCGTATTCCATATCTAGTTCTTCGCTATCATCTTCTACTTCTTCTTCCGAGTCATCTGCATCTTCCTCAGTCTCTTCTTCTTCGGTTTCTAGATCATCGTCATTACTTTCTTCTTCTAATAGTTCAGTCTCGGGCGCCTCAGCTTCATCACTCTCTGCTGCTTCCTCCACTTCGTTATCAATATCTTCGCTAGGTAGATCTTCTTTTGGTTCATCACCAAAGAACTCGCCCGCTAGACCTTCTAACATTGCATCTTCATCAACCAAATTTACTTTAACATCCCGACTATTTGTTAGGGTAGTTTCTAAACTCTCTGACATTATATAATCCTCCTATAGATTATTCTTTATTTAGCAGCAGCTTTCTTAGTAGGTGCTGCTGCCTTTTTAACCTTTTTAACATCCTGTTTCTTAGATTCACGCTCGATTATTTCTTCAAAACGTGCAATAAGAACTTGCACTGAAGTAAGTTTTTCAAGTAGTTGCCTAATAACGGGACCGTGCCCTCCGCGGTTTTTTGCTCCGCGCATTTCACGTAATATATTTCTTTCTTCCAACTTGAACATCTCCAAGTCACTTAGTGTAAATTCATCCATTTAGATCCTCCTGTTCTTTTTTGAATGTTTCATTATCGCCAGCGACTGCTAACGATTCTATTTCTTTCTTCACATCAGTTAATGCCACAACAGTATTATAAATAGTCTCTCGCAACTCTGTTTGATGTGAACCTGTTTGGCCCCATGCCTCTAAATATTTCTCTTTAACTTTCTTGAAGATTAGATCATAAGCTTTATTACTTATAATCATTTTGGCATGGTTTCCTAGTTCTATCTTATCCATTTAACCTCCGTTTTATGAATTAATTACCGATCTTTGTAGGTTTACCTGTTTGAACCTCTAAAGCAATCTCTGCTTTGTCCTTAGCAACCATATGCTCAAACTTAGCTCTGTCAAGTTCCATATCAGCTTGTTTCTTCTGAATATCAGCCATTTGTTTCTGTAGAGTCAACATAAGTTTCTGTTGCTCTACTTCGTATTCCTTCTGAGCTTCAGCACTAGCCGCTTGTTGTTGTTGAGCTACAGCTTGCTGCTGCTGCTGTCCTTGTGGTGTATTTGGGTCAACAATAAAATCAGTCCAATTCTCAATACCTACCGCATTCATCATTTGCTTAGCAATATTAAACCCTGACTCAGGATTAATTACACTCTTAGTCTCAGGAGTTTGGTATAGCATTGGCATAATCTGAGTTGCCAGCATCATCATTGATTCTTGTGTGTTAGCTTTGCTATTAGGTCCAACATCAATATCAACTGTACAGTGTTCTAAAGGCATTAAATCTTTAGAAGAAACACCATAATAAGCGTAGTCTTTCAGAATTGCATCTGAATTATCTAGTATTAAACTATATACTCCTCTGCACAAATCTTTAAACCCAGTTTCAGCAAATCTACGTGCTACATAAGCAATACGTTTTTGTGAAGCTGCTTGAACTTGCGCTACTTTACCCGCTGAATTCCCAGAATCAAACAATTTCTCATTTACACCTTGGGCTGCACGAGTCATACCACTAGCTTGCTCTTTCTCATTGTTCATAAATTCTAACAAAGAGAACGTCGAGGGTGACAGAGAATCCGGGGTAATCGGTTGCACTGCGGCAACAGGACTACCATTAGTAGGAATAATCTGGTGAGGTTCGGGACTCTGAAGTGCACGGAAATCTACCGTGTTGGGATCTGCAAGAACTCGACCATAATTTGTCAAGTATACATTTTCTACCATACCCCGAGTAATAGCCGTTTTAATCTCTGTAGCTGATCGAGTTACGTCTGCTATAGACAACCCATAAAAGGCATGCGGAATCTCGATAGGATTTAAATTAGCTAGAGGTATACTATCTGCATACTCTTCTAATAAAATCTCGTCACCGGCCACTATGAACCTTTTCAACTCAGCGATACCATCGCCATCTCTGTCAATCTTCATCCAGACCTCGTTAACAGTAATTTCTCTGTTAGCCGTGCCTAAGATATCTTCTTCTTCACCTACCCAGACACTATTTACTGATTGTCTGTTAGCACCTTCTCCGTAGTTACCTTTTAAACCCGCAAAATTTTCTGAACCTTCTGTTGCAAGTTCGTCTGGTACATCAAATCCTTGCGCGCGAAGATCAGATAAAGATACTTCGGTTTGGATTCCTACGAATGTAGAATTAGCTATTGATGTAGCTGTTCGATTAATCATAAAAGATTCAGGCGGAATATTTTCTAACTCAATTTTAGACGTGTCTACTTTGCGTCTAATCTTTGCTAGCTCATAATATTCAACTTCCTCACCTTCAATTATTTCTGATGCAGTATTTAATTCGATTATTTCAACATCTTTTTCTGCTGTGATAATATCAAGTTGTTCTGCAGTTAAATTCTCGTACTCCTCTACCCTATATTCAGAAGATTCTACCCACTTCCAGCGAATAGTTGCGTTCTTAAATAATAAAGCGGATTTAACCCAGGTATTTAGTTCCACCCAGCCGTTGTTCTTTACAAAGATACAATGATTAGTAACATCAGAAGCTATACTAGCAGCTTTAGACTGCGTTGGGTCCATTGGGTTAAATTTAGCTATTCTTCCGTTGCTTAACATCAATTCTGAGATAACTGCCAAATACGAATCTACAATTTCTACAGTATCTGATGACACAACTTTAGAAACACCCATTGGCGCTAATCTACCCTTTGGCTGTTGGGTATAATAGTCAATAGATTCTTCTCTTGCTTCCGATATTTCAGAACCATCAGAGAATGAGCCTACTGACTGATGAATAGCATCATTAATGAGACCCGTTAGCTCTTCATCTGTTACTTTATTAATATTTTTCGACATAGTGTCTCCTAAATCCAATTGTTATTAGTTTCTGGTATATACATATTACCAAATCCTACTCTGTCATTTGTTAACTTATCAATGTGCGTTCGATAAACTTCACAAGCAATAGCTAAAGCCATTACTGAGTCATCAAAACATCCAGGACTTGCGCCAGTTGAGCCTCTATCATCAGATAAGTAATCTTTTAATTCTTGAATAATTACTGAAGATTTAATATCCAATTCTTCTTCAAATAACCAGTTCTTTAAATTACCTATGATAGCAGGTTTAGATGCACTAGTTGTTCTAAAGCCTAACCTTACTCCTTCTTCATTTGATATGTTAGCAATTTTTGTTTGAAAGTACATATTGACATAAGTCATATCTTTCAGCTTCTGAAGAGTAGCTACACCCATTGAATTAGATTCAACAGCCAAAAGTGCATTATTGAAATAGCGTCCTAAATAAAATAGCTCCTTGCCAAAAGCAGAAGGGTCTATTCTATTATTACGATACAAACCGACGACTTTTCTTTTTGAGTTCATAACTACAGCGGTACTATAGTCTTGTCCTACTCCAAGAGCGACATCAGCTCCGATAATATACTTCTCTTTAAAACCAGGGGCCTCCCATATTTCAAGGTGACCTTCTCTCTGCTCATCCCAAGACATCATTTTAGGATTAAAGCTTCTTATACTTGTAGCAGATTCAATTTTTAATTTTTCGATCTTTTCGATATCAAATACATTAGCACCTGATACTTGGAATGCCTCCTCAGAGGTTGCTGGGTATTCCTGTGCAAATTTTGTTGCGCCGGATTCACCAATCTTCATTCGCCTCCAATAGAGCTGGTCATTAGTTAAATTATATAATTCAGCTAAAGCATCCTCTTCTTTAGTTCGCGCGAAATTCTCTGGAGCTCCCATAGTATACTCTAATGTCATATACCAAGGTAAGAACACTGGAACATAGTCATTTAAACCTTGCTCCGCCTTCTTCCACATTTCGTAGAAAGAACCAGAAGCACCATTAGCTGTAGATTCTAGAATTATTTCAGTGCCATCAGCACTAGAAACCCCCTGGAATAAACCAGCTAAGATTTTCTCTTGGTTCTGCCAAAAAGCTACTTCAGAACAGTGTAAGATTGTTGGGGTTGTACCACGCCCAGCTTCTGGGGAACCCGCTGTATACAACCTAAATCCTGAGTCATTATGAGCGAATTTAATTTCTTTCGCATTAGACTTCACCAATTCAGGAGCTGTTTCATTTGGCATTCTTTCAATAAATTGTTTGCTCATTGTGAATAGAGCATCAGATGTTGCACTATCATGCGCTAACACTACTGATCGAGTATAGGGGGTATGCAAGGTTTTCCAAAATACTCTTCCAGCCGTATATGTTGATATACCCTGCTGGCGGGCTTTAAGAATTAATACTCTTACTCTCCCTTTTTCTTTTAACTGTTTTTCAACAGCATCATGTATCTTTTGTTGCGCTTGATTAAACTTAAAAGGTATATAACCTTGCGCGGCATCTTTAGTAATGATCTTTAACCGATCTTCTGAGAAACTTTTAAAGTCATTTGCGTATTTTAAATTTTTCTTTTTCTTAGTAATAGCTTTGCGTAGCTCTATTTCTTTAGCCAACTTTAACTTGTATTCTCTACTATCTTTATCCATAATTACCCTCCAGTTCATATGATAATAGCCTTAAATTAGGTGGTTGGTTACTTGGGCTGATGCCAACCGTCATCGTTCGGAGGGACCCAAGTTTTTTAAAAAAAATTATTTTTTCATTCCTACTGCACTACCTGTAAGTATTGCTCCAAAGGCTAGATGGAATAATCCACCGCCCATTAACGTGAAAGGCTCATGTTGGCCTGTCAATTTCTTCATCAGTTCCATTTGTACTATTACTTCTTCAGTTGAATTTATTATTTCCATAAACTGCTCTATATTAGGTCTATTAAGCCCGTACCACACTGGTACAAATAGAAAATCATAAAAACAAATCAAAAGGTATAAGCACAATGCTGTCCACCGCCAAGTCATTGTGCTTTTTTCTATATCGCTTAAAGGCATTTAACAAATAGCTTCAAGGCACATAGTACTACGAACACCCCATACTATAAGGGATACTCCTACTACCAGGACTAGACCTACCCATATCCATTTATTTTTCATAACCATGCCCCTTACTTAGATAACTCGTTCGTTATATCTTTGTCAAGTAATTTCCACACGATTCCAGCAGCAATAAGTCCTGCAAGTCCCGCGTTTCCTAAAGTCCAGACAATATCAAGTATAGAACCAATTACATTGCCAGTTAGAAATGCTACTTTCTGCCCGAATATAATTTGTAATACAATTGATAAGCTGATAAGCTTAATGCCTACGTCGATCGCAGCATCAGCTCCATTCTTTATTTTCTCTAACATATTATTCCTCATTTAATTGAAAAAATCCCCCGGTTCAGTCTCCTAATCCCCCGCGCCTTCTTTATCATTCCTATAATTTTAATTAAAGAATTCTACAGTAACATGTGCTAATCCTGTAGAATTTAATTTAATTGTAGGAATTGATCGGATGTGCTTAATACCTGGATTAAGAATAGAAACAGTTGCAGCAGATGCCGCAGAATTACCAGGTACAGCGACTGTAGTCCCATCAAATGTAGCATAGAAGTTTGCATCAGAAGTAAACTTAGCAAATTGAGCTCCAGCAGGAACAGTAATAGTTTGCTCAGCAGGTGATGCTGGGATTACTACACTATGTGCTGTGTCAGTTGCAGGAGTTACTTCTGGATACGCACCTTGTGATACGTCAGTTAAAAGTAAGTTAGTCATTTTTTGTCTCCAAAATATTTATTGTAAAAAGGCATTAGTTGCTTTCTAAATGCGTAAGCAGCTATCGCCGCGAATATAATAAAACCTATTAGGCTTTCCATATTATCCTCCTAAATGTTTAAAAAATCGTTTAAAGTACTCCGGATCATCATCTCTTGTTTTATCCGAGCCCTCTCCCCATCTCCAATACTTAATCATATTTTCGAGGGGTTTATCTGTTGTCTTGGCCTTAGCCCATAAATCATTCATAATTGATTTAGATAATTTTGCATATCCTTCTTGGTCCTCAAGTCCACTCATACCACCCGATCCACCATAATCGTAGTCTGGATTAAAATGAGGTATCTTACCTTGATTATTACCATGCTCAGCAAATTTTCTACTGTTCATTAAGTATCTATTGGCAAAATCTTTATCTTCAATTACTTCCGGTTTATTTAATAAATAGTTTTTTACTAAATTCCCAGTTAATTGCACAGGACCAAATGCAGTAGATCCCCCTTCTGCTTCCCTAAATGTAGTTCTTATCCAGGGATTATTAAAGGCTTCTGTTTCTGCACCACTAAAAGCTTTGTACAAATTATCTATTCCCATATTACCTTCTGGAGGATGCGACAATACACCGGGGTTTGCCCCTGCTTTTGATAGTATCGCCATAAAAACTCCTATTAATAATATGTTAATCTTCTTTGGGCTTCTCAAAGTCACTACCTTCTACCTGGGCATTAACCCCAGGTGGATCTAAGTCTTCTGGATCTATCTCAGTAACATCAGCTAACTCAGCTTCTAGTTCCTCAATAGTCATCTCAGACACTTGGGTAACCCTTGAGTCTACTTCTTGCCTGATCTTCTTACCTTCTGAGTATTCTCTTTCTTCCGCAACAGCTTTATATGCTCTATCGTACTTAGTCATATCTGTTGGGTCGTTAGCATAGATAGCAAAGGCAGTATTTTTTAGTGCCTCAAACATCTCTGTATTATCTAAAGACTCTACTAACGCAGCTAATTCTGGGTCTTCTTGCATCCATTTCATAACTTGTAAATCTCTCTTTAATTTACCTTTTGCCCCTAGGGCTCCATTTGGTCTTCCCGATGGATTACCACTTTGCCCCGGTTTCCAGGATTTTAAATTCTTTGTGCCCTTGTGGGGCTTCCCATTACGTCGATCAATGGGTAATTCTTTTTTGGTATCTGACATAATAACCTCCTGTATATGCAAATAGATGTTAGTATAATGAATCTCAAGGATACACGGTGACTATCCCCACGGGGTAGCCATTGTGGCCTAATGGGCCTCTAGTATCCACACTAAAGATACTGGGTATCCTAAAAGGGTAAGGGGTTACCATAATCTCATAGTGTAAATAAAAGACCATAGTGGATCCTTAATGTATCAACATGAACTAACTTATCTCTTTAAACCACCCCTTACCCTTCCAGTGTTACCCCAGTATCCAAAGATATAGCATTATGGCTGCTATAAGCCAAACTAGGTCAATTATGTCCCCAGTAGCTGAGATTAGGCTAGATATGTTGTTACTTTACATATAATACGACCTAATTAGCTCACTTTTTATATATATTTAAGGTATAGGCAAATATGAGTCCTTAAGGGCTACTTTAGGGCCTCCGGGTCTGTGCTTAAACTTAACCTTAACCTTAGACCAAGGATCCAATTTATAAATATATAATGTACCCTTAATTTATTTGACCACCCCCTAGAAACCACAGGGGTGCCACGGTAGTCCTCCGGTCTCCATATTTGCCCATATGGCTCATATTGTCCACCACGGGGGTTAACAGTGGGTCAATAGTGGTTCATCGTGGTCACCTTGGCCTCAGTGGTCCCACAATGGCTAAGCCATAGGGTATCCATATTGGTCCATATTGGTCTAATGTGGTTTAATAGTAACTAATTCGATCTAATAAGCCATATGGGGATATATGGGACAAACGGGCAATATAGGGTCAATTGGGTCACTTTGGTCTCTGTGTCAAGATGGATATGGGTCTTCGGTCTATCCTTGAGACATAATCCAAAGTTATGCGGATGTATAAGTAGGGAATTTTGATTTAAATAAATTGAATAATTATTACCCATTAGAAATAGTGGGTAATGATGATTTAATTGAAGGAGATAAAAATGAAAAAAATTGAATATATAGTTACGAATACTTTTAGTGATAGTATTAAAGAGATTAAAAAGCAAGAAAAGAAAAAAGCAAAACTAGAAAATAAAGGTTACACATTAGTGCATGAGAGTGCAAATTGTTTAACTTATAAATTGAATAATTGAATAATTATTGCTCATTAGAAATAGTGGGCAATGATGATTTAATTAACGGAGATAAAAATGATAATAATGGAAATGACAGATAGTGAAGTAGTTGGAGCGTTGATGTCTGATGAAAATGCAGGTTGGAGTGTTAATCAAGCTTATGGTTTGGTTGAGTTTTTAGGCGAAGTTCATGACGAAGACAACCCATATACATTAGACGTAGTTGCATTACGTTGTGAATTTTCTGGTTATAAATCGATTGAAGAATGTGCAAAAGAGTACATGATGACAGTCGAAGAACTAGAAGAAGAAGCTTTAATTATCTTTTGTGATGATGGTGAAATTGTAGTTCAAGATTTTTAAAACGAAACACCTCAAGAAATTGGGGTGTCATATGTTAGAGGTGAAAACATATCTGATGAGATACCTCAAAGAATTTTTAATAAGATGGAGAAATAAAATGGCGATTAAAGAAATAAATATATTCGCATGTGATTCTATTATAGCAATTGGAAAAGCATTTGAAAAGGAAGGATGGGAACTTGGTTCTTTATTCTTAAAAGAAACTGACATTGACAGGGTAAAAGTGACTAAAGGTGTTTTAGACATTTGTAGTCATGATATGCCAAATGCAAACGACAAAGGCAAAACAATTGCCTATGTTTCTATTGAAAACTCTGAGAAATTTCATAGAGCTTGGTTTCAATTTGTTGGTTTTGAACTTAGTGACTTTTCAGATTGGAAACTTTTCAAGGAAGATATTGAATATACAGATATTTAAA